GGCTGCCGTGGATGACGCATCGCGCCGGACGTACGCGCAGCTGGTGGGCGCCCTCCGTCGGTGAACAGGTTTTGCTGCTCTCGATGGGCGGCGAGCTTAATACGGCATTCGTGTTACCGGCAGTATTCTCTGATGCTTCGCCCGCCCCATCTGCCTCGCCGGACGCCTTTCATCTGGCCTTCCCGGACGGCGCAGTTTTTGAATACGAACCGGCACAAAGCGCTCTGAAAGTGACGGGAATTAAAACAGCCGTGATTAACGCAGCGCAAAAGGTTGAGGTGACCGCACCCGAAATCCGCTGTACCGCCAGCACCCGCATCACGCTCGACACGCCGGAAGTAGTTTGCACCAGCAAACTGACTACCGGATCTCTCGAGGTGAAACAAGGCGGCACGCTGACCGGCAACTTAACCCACAGCGGCGGCAGCCTGACATCCAACGGCATCGTTGTGCACACTCACCGCCACAGCGGTGTTCAGACCGGCGGCGGTCAGACAGGAGGCCCGCAATGAGCAATCCCAAGTACCTGGGGATGAACAGAAACAGCGGTATGGCTATCGAAGATCTCGACCATATCCGCCAGTCCGTGAGCGACATTTTGAATACACCGGTCGGTTCCAGAGTGATGCGCCGCAATTACGGTTCGTTACTTTCTGAGCTGATCGACCAGCCGCAAAACGGCGCACTGCAACTGCAGATGATGGCAATTTGCTACACCGCATTGTTGCAGTGGGAACCCCGCATTTCACTGAATGCCATCACTTTCGAGACCGATTACACCGGCAAGATGGTGGTGGAACTGACCGGAAGCCGTAACGACACGGCAACGGATTTTTCCCTGAATATTCCTGTGAGCTGACACTTATGGCAACGATCGATTTGAGCCAGTTACCGCCCCCTGATGTGGTCGAAGAACTGGATTATGAAAGCCTGCTTGAAGAACGTAAAACGACGCTGATTTCGCTCTATCCCGCCGATCAGCAGGAGGCCATCAGCCGCACGCTGACGCTGGAATCCGAACCGCTGGTCAAGCTGTTGCAGGAGAACGCTTACCGCGAACTGATCCTGCGCCAGCGAGTTAACGAATCCGCCCGCGCCGTGATGGTGGCGTATGCGACGGGAAGCGATCTGGATCAGCTGGCGGCGAATTTTAATGTTCAGCGCCTGGTTTTACAGCCAGCGGATAACACCACCATCCCGCCAACGGCTGCCATTCTGGAAGCCGATAGCGATTTACGCGTGCGTATTCCTCAGGCGTTCGAAGGGTTGAGCGTGGCGGGCCCGACCGGAGCTTACGAATATCATGCTCGTTCGGCAGACGGACGCATTGCGGATGCATCGGCTATCAGCCCGTCTCCCGCTGAAGTGACCGTCACTATTTTGTCACGAGACAACGATGGCGTTGCCTCTGATGACTTGCTCATTGCCGTTGAAAAAGCCCTGAACGATGAAGATGTCAGGCCTGTTGCCGATCGCGTCACTGTGCAGGCGGCCGAGATTGTGCCTTATCAGATTGATGCCGTGCTGTATGTCTTGCCCACACCTGAAATTGAGCCTGTTCGCGCGGCCTCTGAAGCGCAGTTAAAAACGTATATCAATACGCAAAGTCGGCTAGGCCGTGATATCCGGCTTTCTGCAATCTATGCCGCTCTGCATGTTGAAGGCGTTCAGCGGGTAGAGCTGTCGTCACCGCTGGCGGATATCGTGCTTGATAAAACTCAGGCGTCACTCTGTACCGGTTACTCACTGACAGTGGGAGGCTCGGATGAGTGATCGTCTGTTACCCTCGGGTTCCACTCAGCTTGAAGTTGCGGCCGCACAGGCGCTATCGCACATCGGTAATCTCAGCGTTCCTCTGCGTGAACTCTGGGATCCTGATACCTGTCCGCTGGAGCTGCTGCCTTATCTTGCCTGGTCATTTTCGGTCGATCGCTGGGATGAAAACTGGACCGAACCGGCGAAACGCTCTGCAGTTAGCGCGGCCTGGTTCGTTCATAAACATAAAGGAACTATCGGGGCTTTGCGGCGGGTCGTTGAACCGCTGGGATATTTAATTCGCGTCACCGAATGGTGGCAGACCAACGATATTCCGGGCACTTTTCGCCTCGATGTCGGCGTGCTTGAAACGGGCATCACGGAAGAAATGTATCAGGAACTCGAACGTCTGATCACCGATGCCAAACCCTGCAGCCGCCATCTGAACGGTCTCTCCATCAATCTGGATGTCACGGGTAATTTTTATATAGCAGCAGCGACTTACGACGGAGAAGAACTGACGGTTTATCCGTATTTCCCCGAAACCATTACAGCATCCGGATCCGCGTTTACCGGTTCAGCAATCCATTTAATCGACAACCTGAGAGTGAATTATGACAGCTAAATATTATGCCCTGCTGACCAATCTGGGCGCAGCGAAACTGGCCAATGCGACGGCGCTGGGTACGCAACTCAGCCTGACCCAAATGGCGGTCGGTGATGGCGGCGGTACCCTGCCAACACCGGACCCTGCTCAAACGCAATTAATTGGCGAAAAACGCCGGGCGGCGCTCAATTCACTGAGTGTTGATCCGGCAAATACTAATCAGATTATCGCCGAACAAATTATCCCTGAGGATCAGGGCGGATTCTGGATCCGAGAAATTGGCTTATTTGATCAGGACAATACGCTGATTGCTATCGCCAACTGCCCTGAAACCTATAAACCCCAGTTACAGGAAGGCAGTGGCCGGACGCAGACGGTTCGTATGATTTTAGTGGTAAACAGCACGGACGCGGTCACGCTGAAAATTGATCCGTCTGTGGTACTGGCAACACGCAAATATGTCGATGATAAAGTCATTGAGGTTAAGGCCTATGCAGACAGTCTTATGGCTGCTCACCTGGCGGCAGCTTCGCCTCATCCACAATATGAAATACCCGTTGGTATTCCCCTTCCCTGGCCGACAGCAACACCGCCAGCCGGTTGGTTAAAATGTAATGGCGCGGCATTTGATAAGGCAAAGTATCCAAAACTAGCCGCTGTTTACCCACTGGGCTTGTTGCCTGATTTACGAGGCGAATTTATTCGTGGCTGGGACGATGGAAGGGGAGTTGATGCGGGACGAACAATATTGAGCAATCAAGGTGATGCGATACGAAATATTACAGGTATGGTTAGTGGTACAACAGGCGTGTCATTTGACAGTTTCAGTGGTGCTTTTTATGATTCTGGTGCCAAAGACGCAAATGAACCTACAACTGCCACTAAAGTTAATCGCAACGACGATTTCTATTTTGACGCATCCCGAGTTGTCCCAACTGCTAATGAAAACCGTCCACGCAGCATTGCGTTCAATTACATAGTTCGTGCAGCCTAAACTTTTTCTTACCTTCAGATTCTGAAAGTAAAAATATCAATTAATGTCATGTTTTTAAGGAGATAAAATAACTTATCTCCTTTTTTATTCCCCCTCTGTTGTGCCACCGCCCCCACGCCCCTGATCAAATGCGCTTTCTGTTGCGAACCGGCATCCTTGCTTCACCACCCACAACAGAGAGAGTCACCCTGATGGCTGATTATCATCACGGCGTGCGTATTGTCGAAATCAACGACGGCACCCGCGTTATTTCCACCGTTTCCACAGCAATTATCGGCATGGTTTGTACCGCAGAAGATGCGGATGCGACTGTTTTCCCTTTGAATACCCCGGTTCTGATCACTGACGTTCTGGCGGCCAGCGGTAAAGCGGGCACCAGCGGAACATTGCGTGCCGCGCTTCTGGCAATTGCAGACCAGTGTAAACCGGTCACCGTCGTGGTACGTGTCGCCACGGGTGAAGATGAAGCCGCAACCACCAGCAACATCATTGGCGGTTCTGATGCCAATGGCCGTTACACCGGTATGAAAGCGCTGCTTTCTGCGCAGGCAGAGCTGGGCGTGAAGCCTCGTATTCTGGGTGTTCCTGGTCTGGATAACCAGGCTGTCGCGACCGCGCTGGCAGGTGTTTGTCAGCAGCTGCGTGCGTTCGGTTATGTCAGCGTTTATGGTGCAAAAACCATTTCTGATGCGATCAAATACCGCGACAACTTCAGCCAGCGCGAGCTGATGCTGATCTGGCCAGACTTTGTTAACTGGAATACCACCACCAGCCAGTCTGATATCGCTTATGCCACCGCCCGCGCTCTGGGTTTACGCGCCAAAATTGACCAGGACACTGGCTGGCATAAAACCTTATCCAACGTCGGCGTTAACGGTGTTACCGGCCTGTCCGCCAGTGTCTTCTGGGATTTGCAGGCAACGGGTACCGACGCGGATCTGCTGAACGAAGCCTGTGTGACAACACTGGTGCGCAAAGACGGTTTCCGTTTCTGGGGCAACCGGACCTGCAGCGATGACACACTGTTCCTGTTCGAAAACTACACCCGTACAGCGCAGGTTCTGGCCGATACAATGGCCGAAGCGCACATGTGGGCGGTCGATAAACCAATGACCCCGACACTGGTGCGCGACATGATTGACGGCATCAAAGCCAAAATGCGCGAAATGAAATCAGCGGGTTACATCATTGACGGCGACTGCTGGTATGACGAAACCGCGAACACCGCTGAAACTCTGAAGGCCGGTAAGTTGTATATCGATTACGACTACACTCCGGTTCCTCCACTGGAAGATCTGACCCTGCGCCAGCGTATCACCGACTCTTACCTGGTGAACTTTGCCGCGTCCGTAAACAGCTAAGGAGACAAAAACTCATGGCACTTCCTAAGAAATTGAAATACCTGAACCTGTTTAATGACGGGAATAGCTACCTCGGTCTGGTCTCCTCACTGACGCTGCCGAAACTCACCCGTAAACTGCAAAACTATCGTGGCGGCGGCATGAGCGGTTCGGTCGCGGTGGACTTCGGGCTGGATGACGACGCGCTGACGCTGGAATGGTCCATCGGCGGTCTGGATGAGCTGGTTCTGCAGCAATGGGGCAGCACATCAGATATTCCGCTGCGGTTTGCCGGTTCATTGCAGCGCGACGACACCGGTGATGTCTCCGCAGTCGAAGTGATGATGCGCGGCCGTCACAAAGAGTTTGATTTCGGCGAGTACAAACAGGGTGAAGATACTGAAACCAAAGTCACCACCCAGTGTACGTATTTCAAACTGACCATCGACGGCAAAGAACTGATTGAGATCGACACCGTCAATATGGTGGAAGTCGTCAACGGCGTTGACCGTCTGGCGGAACACCGCACCGCGCTCGGCTTGTAATCCCTTCCCTGAGCCGGCAGCTTTTGCCGGCTTGATTTCCGATTTAAGCAGGAAAACGTATGAATCTCACTGATATCAACGACAACACCGTGATTTTGGATGTTCCGCTAAAGCGCGGTGAAATGGAAATCACTGAAGTTCAGGTGACTAAACCCACAGCCGGTAGCCTGCGGGGTATCGGCCTCGCGGCGCTGGCGAACGCCGATGTGGACGCGCTGATCACTATTTTGCCGCGCATCACCTATCCGAATCTGACCAAAGAAGAATGCTCACGCCTGGAGCTTCCCGATCTGATCGCGCTGGCAGGTAAGGTGATAGGTTTTTTATCGCCGAAACCGGTGGCGTAAGTATTGCGCCCCGCCTCACCGTGGATGACCTGATGGCAGATATCGCGGTGATATTTCACTGGCCGCCGTCTGAGATGGACGGCATGTCACTCACCGATCTGCTGAACTGGCGACATAAGGCACTGCAACGCAGCGGAGTAAAAACAGATGAGTAATCTCGAACAGTTACCTCACACGCTGGAAAAAATAAATCAGGATCTGGCCACCTTCAGGGCCGAAACCGACAAGGTCAGAGAAAATCTGCTGATGCTGCCCGGGAAGACATTATTCAGCGTCGTCTCAGAAGACATCACTGATGCTTCCCTTCAGTTTGAAAAGTCGCTTTTCGCCCCGGACAGCGAAACCGAAACGCAGGCATTTTCCGGCC